AGCCATTAATTTCTTCTGGTAATCCGTTATTCATCATTCCTCGTCGCAGATATCATCATCAATGTTAACATCCATGCCAGCAACTAATTCGCGACCTCGCGACATATCAAATGGCTGTACATTCTGCGGTGAGTTCTTTATGTCGGCAGATAAAAATTGTAGAAATGCGTTCATAACATCATCCTCTTGTGTCGCTTCTTGGCGGCTAAGCAGTACCTTACCGCCGGGCAAGATTTCATATTTAAGATGATCTTTACCAGGTTTAATTTTCAATGCTTCACGCACAGGGGCCGGTATTGTCGTTTGGCTACGGCTAGTAACCTTAGAATCGACAGTGAGGGCAGTGTCGAGATGACCATAAGCGTACATCGTTTCACCTTTAAGTAACTTTGCTTAACTTCTGATAGAAAATATACGCCATCAGAAGAGGTAATGCAAATGCATTACCGTGATGTATTATCGCTTTTAGGTATTGTTGAGCCCGGCGAAGCCGCCGGGCGGAGGGGGGGAGGGGATTAAGTCCGCGCGACAGGTTTCAATATGCCCGCATCAAGCAACTTCCTGGTTAGCCACTGCTGCCCCTTTCCTGTTAAATGGGTTGTCAGTGCTATCCGGTAGTTATCTTCGTTGTCGATGACGACCTCACGAACGGTAAAGAACCCCTGATCGATATAGTTTTGCTTCGGTACATTGCGCCGTGACCCGGAAGCGCACAATATTCCATGATCTCTTAACCAGGTGAAAAGAAAGTTTTGCCCCAGGCCTACAACTTTGGCGTAATTCCCGATCAGTATACCTCCAGCATTGGCTACACGGTCGGCGAAGTCAACTTTTGGCGCGGCGGTCTGTAGCTGCTCTTCGAGTTGCTGCTTTTGTTCTGCCAGTTCGGCGGCCAGACGTAACGCTTCGGGTAGCGATTGTGGAATTGCCGGGACAGGGGAGGGGGAATGTTTCTGCTGTAGTGCTTCCAGTTTATCTATGAGCGATCGGCGCACAGCCTTTGATTCGCGCGCGGCGACACGTAGAGCTTGTTTGTAGGACATGGTAACAATATCAATATTTGCACCATTTTTGCGACCTACGAAATTTTCGTAGGTCTCTCCTTCAAGTTCATCCTTAATGCGGGCTATGAAATCATTATTGCGAACAGGGTTCTCACCAAATAGTTTACGAGCCTCGTTAACCATCTTTAGCAACTGCTGACTATCAATACCGTCTTGAGGTATCTCAGATGCTATTGGTGCCGGCGGTAACAATTCTATCTGTGAATGCATTTTTGCCTCCTTTCGTTTCTCCGCTGCCACCTCCGCATAAGGGATGCGGCCCTGCTGGACTAAATATTCACGCACATCAGTTAAGAGAATGCGCTTTAAAGCATTTTTGTCTTTACGGGTATAAAGGCGTTTTGTAACCATCAGATAGTTGACGACAACGCTGGGAATTTCTTTCGTTGCTATGCAACTGGTGTGTTGCTCAATAGCTTCGATCATTTCTTCACGGGTAATCAGTGAGGTTTTCATTGTTCACCTCCCCAAAATCCCAGCACCTGGAAATAGCCCATATCAGGGTGATACCAGCGTAGTTTTCGTGGTTCAGCATGATCCATCATTTCTATAAATGCTCTCAGGAAGACATCTTCCTTCACGATTTTCTCCGGGCGCTGAATTCCATCGGAGGTTGTGACAATTGCGTTATCAACTGGTACTGAAAAAACCTCTGCCAGTCGCTTGCATTTAGGTTTTGTTAACCCTGTTTTTGCACAAAGATGGGGGAAGCCTACCCAGCCTTCCGGGATGGTGCCGTGCTTAATCTGTTCTACTGCCTCTGTAACTTGATTGAGCTGCGTTTCGACCTGGTTTAATCGGCGCTCTTGTTCCAGATTAAGCAGGGCCATTTCAGCAATTAATTCTGCCTGGGATTTTGGCCGCATTCGCTCTTCTTCCAACTCCCTCCATCTATCAACCAGGCGGGCGGTAAATTCAGGGCAAAGTTGTGCCACTACGATGATACTGTCACGTTTTCCTTGTTCTCCTTCGAAGAGATAGTGTTCACGCTGTGATTTAAAACCTAAGTTATTGATATTTTCGGAGAACGCCATTGGCGGTATATGGATGACTTTTTTAGCAGCCAATCGCTCAATACTGCGTTTAACGTCTGAGTGGCGGCTGTTAACCAGTTCTGCGATCTCAATACTGGTCATGGAGGGTTTGGTAGTAATTGACAGTTCCATAATCAAATTGCCTCCGTAGCATAGAAAGCTGATCTGGCTGGAAGGGACCAATAAGTTAGGTTGTTACGGGCTTGGATAGAGAAACGGGCAGAAAAAATGCAAGGGGCGTCCGGAAGCTGTGAACGAGCTTCTGCTTCAGTCGAAGCTATGACGAGGTGATAGTTATGTTTTTGGCAGGAATAGAAGCGCCAGATAAACTCCGGGCGTGAGTAGGGATTGGCATTAACCATAGTTACGGCCTCACTAACAGTTTTAACAACCTGTAACCCGCTGCTAAACGGGTGGCAGGACGTGACAGGGTTAGCAGACTGGCGTTAGTGAAACCAGCAGGCCGAAGCCTCCCCATCACGCCCCACCATAATTTGGGCGTAACGTGGTTTACGGACACAAAAATACCGCAATAACGGAAGTATGCGGTTGTCCGCACTAACATTCAGGCTGCTAAACCCGGTCGCAGGATTTACTACGACGCGGAGAATATAAGCCTGAACAATTTAAAAATCAACAGCAGTCAGTAAATGTATCACCCACTTTCAAAAAACACAAATTCATTAGAACAATTTGCGTTAGGTTATAAAGACTTACGTTTGCTAACGCCGCGCTTTTGCATTAGAGCAATATGGATGGATACCCACTATTTTTTTACAGTTCATGGGGTTATTATTCATCAGATGAATACCTAAAAGGGCTTACATAATGAAAAAATTAGCACTAGCTTTGTGCTTTGTGGCAGGGACTGCTAATGCAGCATCGAGTCTTAAGCAAATTTGTACCGACTACACAAAATATCTTGGGCATGTGTATGGCTTTGCAGTGAGCGAAGATGAGTCCATGCGTAAACTTCTGCTGGCCGATATGAAGCGGTTAAATCTCTCCGAAGCTATGGTCCAAAAGGAAATGTATAAAGCCACAACGGACGATGCTGCGAAGATGTATTACGCCAAATTTCTTAACCCTGATCTCAATGACACGAATCGCGCAGCATTTAATCAAATGATCACATACTGTGAGGCGGGACCAGATATGATGATCCCTAGCTGGCCCGTTTTAGTTGCAAAAGGTAAAGTTAGAAAAGAAGATGCCGGGAAGTCGATAAATACCTATATCCAGAGCGATGAGTTTATGAATTCACGCGGGATGAGACACCAAAAAGTTGAAGGGACACTAGAATCCCGCGCCCGTGGTAATGGTGTAAGCCCCGATCAGCCAATTGAATATTCTTCACCGACTAACTAATGATGGGTACTAGTTATATATGCTACTCAAAGAATGACCCCGGAATAATAGAAATGATATATGAAACCGAGATAATGCAATATTTGTTACAAGGGAAATAATAAAATGAAAATATCTGGATTTTTAATTATAACTGGTTTGTTATTTTCCGCTGGAGTTGAAGCGGCGGGGTGGAGTGTTGGCGAAGAAGGCGGCTGGCGTGAAATTTTTACAACGAATAATGAAGGATATACCATAAATTTCACATGTGATATGGGAGCTAAAGAGGGTACGGAAGATCATGCTGCTGGAAGGGTGCTTTACGTCAGTGGCGGACGTGAAGGGAAAAAAATTGACGCCTCCACAAAATGGTCTATGGAATCTATGCCAAATGTTATCACGTTAAAAATGGGGGACAACAGTTACAATATCGAAAATCAGGCAACTGCTCCTGCCCGGCGTGAGTGGTATCGTTTTTGGAATGATACAGTAAAATCTGCTTCTAAAACCGTTGACGTTTATGTTGATGGACGGAATGTTACCTCTTTCAACCTGTCAGGAATTGCTGATATTTATAAAACCGCGCCTCAAGATGGATGCCTAAAAAAAGACACCAACTGATAACCTTCCTGCCCGACATATGACAACTCGTAAAATCGGTTGAAGATCCGATTTTACGAGGTTGGCATGACTCCACAACAATTACTCGAAAGCGTTAAAAAGCGTTTCGTACCACTATTGGCAGATGAGCCAGCGTTGCTGGAAACGTTGTTACGCCAGGCGCTAGGGACATATCAGGACCGCGCCGGGCATATCAAACGCCTGCGCATTACTGATACCCGTATCGCCAGCATTACTCCCCCAAATGACTTTTTAGCTTTAGTTTCGGTAACAGATCACACTGGCGATCTTGTGTATTCAGACGTCTACGATGGTCTGATTGAGTTGGACGGGCTATCGAATGCGGTTTATCCATTAACTATTTCCTATCTGGTAAATCTGCGAGAGATAGATCTGGAAGAAGGGGAGGTGCCAGCAGATATTGTCGGGCTGGTGCAGGACTATCTCGAAGCGTTGATCGCCATTCCCAATACCGACCGACTGCGCCGTGTATCTATCGCTGGCAAACTCGATATGAACAACCTGGCCGATGAAAATACTCTTCACCAGCGCAAGCTGGACCTGGAAGCGCAGATGAGCGCAACGAGAGCGATTATTCCCGGCTACGTACTGTTCTCATCCTGGATGAAGTGAGGCAAGTATGCTTGCAAGCGTATCGTCTTACCTGTCTTCAGCAGTAACCACAGCACTATTTGGTTCTGGAATCGGTGATCGGGAAGTCGGAAAACTGACCGCCACCATAATGAACAAAATGCTATTCGCACAGGGGTGGCAATTTTCCGTTGAGGTTGACGGGCTGGTGGGTGCCGACTTTTTCGCGAAAGACATCACGTATCACGATTATAGCGTGGAGTATGAGCCCACTAAAATTGGTGGCGGCACAATTCAGCAACCTGTAGGGCGGGAGCCGGGGCAAATAACGATGATGGTCCGCGATACCGTTGACGGAATTGTTATGGACTGGTTTAAGGAAGCCAAGAACAGGGTAGTTAACCAAGATGGCACAGGCAATCTGCCAGCGAACTATCTACTTAATATCCGGATATACCGGCTGCTCGCTGCGGGCATAACGAAGCTGGATAACGAGATGACTGTTTTCCCGGTGACTGTCGGCGATGTGACATTAGCGCGCGATCAGGTAACAGAATTCAAATCGTTTCCCATGACGTTTGCGCTCCATAGCACCTTCAATCAATCATCAGGGTCTTTGGCGTCACTGCTGGGATACAGTTTTTCACTTTAATAGGTGGCAAGGATGCTTTTACCAGATTTCCCATTACCATCGCGTCCATCAGAGGTTGTCCAGTTCCGACAACCAAATATTGCGGATGCGATGCGTTTTAACAAAATTTCTCCTTCAGAAGAAGAGCAGCAGACATCTGCATATCTTAGAGCTCTTCTGGTGACGCCAGAAAAGCACGATGTCAGCAAATGGACAGCACAGGATCGTCGCACCGCGTTGTGGTGGATATATACCGGTTCGCACGATACACCCGTCGAGACATTTGCTTATACATGCCGCCATTGTGGTCAGCAACACTATTACGATTGCAATATGAACGATCTGGCCGGTGATATTCAGGTTCTCGATGTTCCTCCGTATATCGACAATGTAGAGATCAGCGTGGAGGGCGTCCCGCATCAGTGGCGCATTGTTCCATTGGATGGCTGGGCTATGGAAATGCTGGAGCTGCGTCGCGCTGCATTACCGCCGGAAGACGCCCCCGAATATGAGGATGAGCTTATCGACCTTCGTTTATGGGAGTTCGCTTATCAGTGCGAGATATACCATGACGTTGCCGGGACGCGGGATGAACAAGCGGAACGTCGCTTCGAAATAATTAAGCGTATGGCTATTGATACTGAATTCATGAAGCTGGCCGCTGAAATTCGTATGGCC